CGGCTCGAAGGGTGTCATCGATGTGCGTTTGATCCTGGATCGACTTCTCAAGTATCTGCCACGGTAAAGTGGCGGAGACGCTTGCTGGGAATCGCTTCCCAAACGAACTTAAAAGCTCCTTACGGAGTCGTTTTAAGGCATGCAATTTGCGTTTGCTCATTGTATGTCTCCAAGTGGCACAACAAAACGGTCGAGAAAGGCTACGTCGTGAGACGCTCGATGGTTAATCGAACGCCAATCTCTACCGAAATGCAACACCGATAATATCTATTTCGGCTCTGAAGCCTAGTAGACTACGTCGGTATTACGCCAGTTTCGAGACTCGCCTGAAAGACGGGATCTCGGGCCAACAGCGCCAACTGTGTAAAAACAGCGGTTCTGTCGGACAACGCCACGGGCACCGGTATACTGGTGACCAAGGACGAAACAATCGTGTACTCTACGGTGCCAACAGTTACATAGTTGGTCCGTTTGAGTTCAATACGTTCCGTCCCGGCGAAGACTGTCGTCGGCTTGGCTTGGACTCGTTTCATAGAAACGATCGAACGAGTTGCTCCCGAACCGTTTTTCCAAACGGCAAGGTCGCTGCCTTGTTCATAGGCAACGTAAAGCAACCCAGTCCCAGTTGGGGCAACCAAGGTTGTTGCAAGTTGAAGGTTATTCATTTTAAGTCCTTATGGACGTCTTACGGCCCACTTGCGCCATTAAAGCTAGCGCGTCAGTGATACGTTTGACGTTGAGTTTAACGTCGGGGCTTGGCAGTTGATATAGTACGTCTAACGACGGTATCCTTTCCTTTTTCTCGATCAGCAATTCATCGGTCAGGTTCAAATAGCCTGAACGTTGATAAAACTGTCCGGGTCCAATGATCGGATCGCCAAAAGCCGTTAAGATTCTACGAAGAATCCTGCGGTTCTTGACAACTACACCTTCTGCCAAGATCTTTATACCTAACTTCGGCGTTAACGCTTCGATCCAATTGCCGACGGGAATGAACCAGTCGACAACAAAACTGAAGGGGACGAGCTCCCATGCAGCTAGTGGGAATTCGGTCACGCCAAAATCACGTGCAGACCGAGTCGTTAGTTCGGCCTCATACAGGCAGTAAGCTCTCGCGTCAACCCTTTTGCTGAAAATATAGTGGAAGTGTTGATCTGAGAACTGTGCTTGGGATTGTATTAGATCCCATTCACTGATCGCAGTCTTGCTAACCACTCGACGAGATGTGGCCCGAGGTTTAATCGGGTCACGTTTACTCAATGCCTTGATAGTACCTTGTACCTCCATGATTAGTGGAGTCCATCCGTAGCGAAGTTCAAGCCAGCGCTTAGCAGCGCTGTCTCGCACAAAGTTAGGATAAGACCTCACTTTTCGCGTCGAACCGATGCCTTCTAAGACATCGGCCCAATTGCCCTTTTTAACACCACGAATTATCTTAGCGAGACTTTTAATAGTATCGCCTAGAAGATTTATGGTTTTGGGCAATTCCGCCACTGATACCAAGCTCTGAACCAGAATTGGAGAAATCCGATTCCGAGCTTCAATTGCCGCTTTCATGACCAAAGGTTTCTGGTCAATTAGGTCTTTCATATTCGTGTCTAACGAATATGGGACTAGTAGATCAATGAATGCACCTTGGGGTCCGATATCGTCCCCCCAGTTGAATCCAGCTTGCTCTACAGGCGACACTAGGGTAAATGTTGCCAATACCGAAGGATAAGACCGAAATTCTTTAGTCTGAACCAACGGGTTGTTAACAATTTCACCTGCACCAGCAATAGAAGCAAAATCTTGAACGACCACATCTGCGATCGTTTCAAAACCACCTCCTGGCACACCATTTGTATAAGTGTGGGGAGTTACTCTTGGGAACGGGGCAACCTGAGACTCGTAAAAGTTTCCGTTTAAAACGGATTGAGTCCTCGTGTTTCTCGTCCTCAAGCGCGGGTGGGATACTATCATACACGACCTCCATTACTCTGTGGTTAGGGGACCTCCCCTTGCACAAAGTGCGGAAAGCATGCTTTCCTAGGAGGCGGAATTGGTTTTTTAAACCAAGAAGGCTGACTGCCGTCATTGCCAAAGCAAACCAGAGGACGATGGTTGTCTATTAAGGTTCCCCATTACAGGGTTCCAGATTCGACTTCCGACGTGATGATTTACTCTGCAAAGCGCTAACTTCAGAACCTTTAATGGATCTGTTGTTAACACGGCGAAGCTCTGCACCAACCTTCAGAAGGGTCCCC